TAAAACATATGAAACCAGAAATTGAAAACCTAAAAGCACACATGAGATTCTTCGAGCTTAACAGCTACCAAAAAGGGTTGGCACTTGATGAATTTTACAAATTAATTGATTATGTAACTGAACTTGAGAAATTGAGCCAACCGCTTGTTAGCAGTTCGGTTTGCACTTGCAGAAATGCCGAAACGGAAAGGGATTCATTATTCCCAGTATTTTGCACGAATTGCAAGGCTTATGTGCAAACTGACCGCTAACTCGCTTATTTGTGAACCAATCGTCAGCCTCTGGTCTTACCGAAAGTCCCCCAGCGTCAGCCTATAACCTTACCAACCAAACCCCAACCCCATGAAAACCACACCAACCGATTTCCGACGCTGGCAACTGCATATCCGCAAGGAGTGCGTCAACTGCAACCGACCCGACAAATCCGAAACCATCAAGCCTTGGTCCGTCAACTGGACCCTGCTCGGTCGTATTCTCCAAGCCAAAAACGCCTGACCATGGAATGGATTAAATGCTTGGACCGGATGCCGGAACCTTACGAGCCAGTCCTGATTTTCACGACCGACATGAATCAAGCCTACGCATGGCTGGGCGATGGACGATGGTACTACGAACACCAAACTTGGTTCCTAATCGAAGTCAGCCATTGGATGCCACTACCCCCTAACCCGTTCTAACATGGACCTAATCTCACGAACCATCCTTGGCTACACCGCAGAGGTTGTCGGAGTCAGTCCCGACGACATCTTGAGCAATGTAAAAACCCAAGAACTGGTCCTTGCTCGAAGCATCTTTGCCGACATCGCCTACTCCGAGTACCTCTACACCTACTGCCAAATCGGGCGAATCATCAAGAGGAACCACGCAACGGTCATGCATAACCTCGAAATCCTTGCGATAAACATGAGGGCAAGACCGGACATCAAATTTCTTCGTACACAGGTTTTAAACAGGACACGGGATTTTTTGCAACATTAGGAAGAACGCTCTCCATCTTTGCGAGAGTGAACGCAGAGAGCATCGTCCTTGACCTGTATCGAAGCGGAGAAATCCGCAAGGCTTGCCTCACCATTACGGGGGGCAATCCGCTTTGGAAGGACCTCGAACAAGAGGTCGTCCTGATCCTACTGGAGAAGGACCCCGACAAGATTACCAAGATGCAGGTCCAAGGCTACCTGCGCTTCTACATCGTTCGCCTGATCATGAACCTGTACCGGGGAAATAACAATCAGTTTGCGAAGAAGTACCGTCATCACGACGAGAGGGTCGAAGTGAATCCCGAAACCCAAGAACTAAGCAAGGACTACGATTCCCTGCTCGATGACCTTTGGGCCATCGCCCAGCAAGAGATGGACTCTTGGGCCAAGGATGGAGCGTTCCCGTACGATAAAGAACTGCTCAACCTGCTGATGCAGACCGGCAATATGAAAGCCATGAGCCGGGAAACGGGCATCCCTTATAGGTCCATCATTTACTCCATAGAACAGGCCAAGGCCAAAATCAAAACCGCAATCGAGTCCAATGGATATACTGGTTTTTCCAATCCTGATTAGTGCTTTAGCGACCCTTGCGGTCGTGGAGTTCCGAGTGCTGCCGGGATGGTTCTACGCCTTGCCCTTTGCGAAGCGGAAGCCGTTTTCGTGTATGACCTGCTTTGGGTTTTGGCTTGGGGTTGCCTTGACCCTGCCGACCTGCCAATGGTACTTGGCCCCTATCCTTGGGCTTGCCTCATCTGCCACCGCAATAATTATTCGGGAATGGACCTTCAAATGACAACCGACCAGTTCATCGTGGCCCAAAAGCACAGGAAGTATTGGGACCAATATGTGGCATCCCTAACGATGCGACTGCCACCCGATGCGGTTGGTGAACTGCAAGCCATCCTGACCGCTCACGGGCGACCGCCCACAAACTGGTGGTGCGCAGACTGCGTAAAATCGGCTCTTCAATACATTTACCTACAAGCGGACCTGTTCCTCGAAGTCAACCAAAACACCATAACCCACTCCCTGAATGCCCCTGCCAATCCCGAACAATAACGAAAGCAAAGAAGGCTTCATCGGTCGTTGCATGAGCGACAACCAAACCAATGCGGAGTTCCCTGATACGGCTCAACGATTGGCGGTTTGTGGCTCAACGTGGGAAAACCATAAGCGGCAGCAGTTCGAGTCTTATGCCGACTATGGGGAAGGCATCAGGAACAATGCCAAGCGAGGGATTGAACTGAACGAACGCAACGGCAACAAGTGTGCCACGCAGACGGGCAAGGTCAGGGCGCAGCAGTTAGCCAGCGGGGAAGCCATCTCGGTGGAAACCATCAAGCGGATGCACTCCTACCTGTCCCGTGCTGAAACCTACTACGACAACGCTGACGACACCTCCGACTGCGGTTACATCTCGTACTTGTTGTGGGGTGGCAAGTCGGCTCTCTCGTGGTCAAGAAATAAACTCCGGGAACTTGGCGAACTCGAAGGCGAAGGATGACGAAGCCCAAGTGCAGGCTCGGATGGACTCGCTTATGATGGTCATAACGACCCTGTGCGACTGCATCGGAGCGGTGGACGATTCCAATGCACCGAACCAGTACGAAGTCAAAATGAAAATCGTAAACAAGATAAGCGACCTAATAGACAAAATCGAATACTGATGCAACGAGGCAGGCCAAAAGCATTTGAAACCCCCGAAGAACTTTGGGCGATTTTTGAGCAATACTGCACGGAAACCAAGTCCAAGCCCATTATCGTTAAGGATTGGGTTGGACCCAAGGCCATGGAAGTGTTGAGGGAAAAGGAATGCCCATTGACCTTTGACGGCTTTACGCTTTACATTTGGAAGTCAGGGGTTGCCAAGGGAGTTGACCAATACTTTACGAATCCTGACAACAGGTACGAAAATTTTGTGGAGGTCTGTTCACGCATAAAGCAGGCCATAAGGGAGGACCAAATCCGAGGGGGCATGGCTGGCATCTACAACCCGTCCATCACTCAACGCCTCAACAACCTTGTGGAACGCCAAGAGAACACGGTCCACATCGAGCAGCCCCTATTCCCCGACAATGGCTGATTCTATCGTTGAGGGAGTCATTGACCAATTCAGGACAAGAGCCGAGCAGGGCAAAGCCAAGTACGGGACTACCATGGATCGCAACGACCTGACCCCTATGCAATGGATTCAGCACTTACAGGAGGAACTGATGGATGCGGTGGTGTACCTCGAAAAGATTAAGCGAATAAATGGACTTTAGATTAACTACGGCCATCAAAAAGATTAGGCGGATGCAAGCCCGGAAGAAGGTTATTCAGGGCGGGACATCTGCCGGAGGTTAACCCCCGCTCGGCAACGGGTGGGGGTAGGAAAAACGCTCGCCATCCTTGCGGTTCTAATCGACATCGCAGCAAAGAAAAAGACCGAGATTTCGGTAGTTTCCGAATCCATACCCCACCTACGGAGGGGTGCAATCAAAGACTTTGCCAAGGTCATGCAATGGACGGGCCGATGGGTCGCAGACCGATGGAACAAGACCCTCCTGACTTACAACTTCGCTAACGGCTCGGTCATCGAGTTCTTTTCGGCTGATTCCGAGGCAAGGCTCCGAGGCGCAAGGAGGCAGGTCGTCTACATCAACGAGGCGAACAACATCGACTTTGAATCCTACTACCAGTTAGCCATTCGTACCAGCGAGGCCATCTACATCGACTTCAACCCGACCCACGAATTTTGGGCGCATACCGAGGTCCTGCCCGAACAGGATGCAGAACTGATAATCCTTACCTACAACGACAACGAGGCCCTGCCTGATACCATCAAGAGGGACATCGAACTAAACCGCACCAAAGCCGAAACATCTGCCTATTGGGCGAACTGGTGGAAGGTCTACGGCCTCGGTCAGGTCGGGACGCTTCAGGGTGCGATATACGAGGACTTCGAGGTGGTGGAGGGTATAGATGTCAGCCGAGCGAAATTCGTCGCCCTTGGGCTTGACTGGGGCTTTAGCAACGACCCTACGGCCTTGGTCGCCATCTACCGCCAAGGGGACTGCCTGCTCATCCAAGAACTGCTTTACGCTACGGGCCTGACCAACCAAGACATCGCAGACAAACTGCGGACGCTGGGCATTACACGGGCTTGGGAGATCGTTGCGGATTCAGCAGAACCCAAGAGCATCGAGGAAATCTATCGGTTAGGTTTCAACATCAAGCCAGCGGAAAAGGGTCCTGATTCGGTTCGGAACGGCATCGACATCCTCAAACGCTACAAGTTGCAGGTAACCAAGGATAGCACAAACCTTATCAAGGAACTGCGGTCCTACACTTGGGCGACCGACAAAGAGGGCAAAAACACGGGGATCCCGATTGACTCGTTCAACCACGCCTGCGATGCGATGCGGTATGTGGCACTCAACAAGTTACGGGTCAGCAATGCAGGGAAGTACGTTGTGGTTTAACTTTGGGGCATGAACCCCGAACGCATCCTTGACCTGCTAATTGAAATCGGGAAGACGCTTGCAGCCGTTTTCTTCATCATCACCCTTCTAACCCTCCTTTGGACCTTATGAAAGTCGTCCACTACTACCACATCTACTGCGGAGGCAACTGGCAGTTGATACTCAACCAGCACATGATGGCGGTCTGCAACTACGGCCTGATTAACGTCTTGGACGAAATCCGTGTCGGCATCGTCGGTCCACCCGAACAACGCAAAGCGGTTAAGGAGGTGCTTGAAAACTCGATGGTGGCCGATAAGGTCAAGGTCGTGGTTACCCGGACCAACGCTTGGGAGCAGGCAACCCTTACCGAAATGTACCGGGCCTCGCAGGAAGAAGAAGCCGTGTACCTGTACGCCCACACGAAGGGGGCAAGCGACCCGTCCCTCATCAACCAACTTTGGAATCGCAGCATGACCTTCTTCAACGTCGTGGCTTGGGAACGCTGCCTGCAACTGCTGGAAGGCGTGGATGCGGTGGGATGTCATTGGATTACCAAAGAGCAGTTCCCTCACATGGCGGACCACAACAACCCCGAAGGCTACCCCTACTTTGGTGGAACCTATTGGTGGGCCAAGTCGAGCCACATCAAGGAACTGGGCGAACCTGTACGAGAACACCGCTGGCAAGCCGAACATTGGATTGGCAAGAAGCCTGACACGAAGGTCCACGATACCAACCCCGGCTGGCCGGGTCCCGAAAAATTTGTGATCACATTTTAATCATGAAAGACAAAGAATTAATCGCCATCCTCGACGAGTTAGACCTCAATGGTGCCGACTATGACGGAGGAACCGACAAAGCCAACGGCCACAACTACACAAGCACCTATGCCAAGTACTTGGCTGAAATGCGAGTCGACTCCATCAACTTCGTGGAGATAGGCGTGTGGCACGGAGGGTCTATGGCTATGTGGTGCAAGTATCTGCCCAAGGCCAAGTTCTTGTTCTACGATATTGCCAACCAAGTCAAGCCAAAGGCTGACAAGCACATTGACTGGACTCGTTCAAGGCTTCACATCGCATCGGCCTACACACCCGAATCCGTGCAAGTCGCACGGGACTATTTTAAGAACGGCATCGACTTTCTGCTTGACGATGGCCCGCACACCTTAGACTCCATGTTGCAGGTCGTCAGCCTGTATGCGCCATTGATGAACCAAGGAGGTGTCTTAATGATTGAGGATGTGCAGAGCAAGGATTGGTTCGTAAACCTGTCAGCCGTAGCACCGAGCAATTCAGTCTTTGAGGCCATAGACCTTAGCGAATCGGGCCGATACGATGACCTTATTGCCGTTTACAAGTTCTAACCATGGGCATCCCCGTCATCATCAACAACCGCAACCTGCTGACGTGGCCCAAAGCGATGGTCAGGGACTTGAGCAAGTGGGAGGGGATTGGGGACATTTACATCGTGGACAACGGTTCAACCTACGAACCTTTGCTGGAGTGGTACGCCACCAACCCCTGCAAGGTCGTAATGCTTGGCGATAACTTGGGCCATCAAGCCCCATGGACTTCGGGCTTGGTGCAACAACTGGGAGAGCCGTTCTATGCGGTTACAGACCCGGACCTTGACCTTTACAAGACCAGCAAGAGGACGATTCCCATGTGCTTGGAGTGGTTGCAACAATTCCCCCAAGCAGGCAAGGTCGGCCTGTCGCTGCGATGGGATGACGTGCCTCCAAGGTCGTCGTACTACACCCATGTGAACAACTACGAAGCGACTCGTCAGCGTAACTCAAGGGTCATCATGGCAGCAAGAGTTGACGTGCCTATCGACACGACCTTTGCCGTTTACAATCGGCAGGAGTACTTCATCGGTGGGGTTTCGTTGCTTG